ATATAAACGAGCAGTTGCAGAAGAACCGCCAACATTATTTATATCAAATTTATAAGAAGGGCTATGACCTATTCCGATATTATTACTTGCTTCTTGTATTACACTATTCCCTATTGTAGTACCTGCGGTAAACTTAGGTAAATAGTTAGCCGTTCCACTTCCACCAATACCACCTAAACCACTTAATGTGTAGTTAGGGACATTTAAAGTGTTACTTACTAAAGTAGCAGCACCACTTGTACCTGTTGTAGTTAAGGTTATTGTTCCTTGCTTTGAGTTAAAAGTATTCCAATCCGTTGAACTTAAATAACCACTTGTTGAAGTAGTCGCTTGACTTATTGAAATAACATTTGAAGTAATACTTAAAGGACTTGTTGCACTTGTGATTCTATTTGTATATGCGGTGTCCCAATTTGTTTGAGATGCCGTAGTAGGAATAGAATAACCTGCCGTTAAAGTAATCGCTAAAGTACCACTTGTAGTGATAGGACTTCCACTTACTGACAATCCTGTGGGAACTGTCATAGCCACAGAAGTAACTGTACCTGTGTATGCATCCGTATATTGAGGGATATTTAATACCCCTGTTGTTGAATTATAGGTTGCTGCTCCGCTAGTTCCTGTTGTGGTTAAACTAATGGCTGCTCTTGCTAAAGCATCGGTGTATTGGGTTATCGTATTTGTAATAACTCCTGTTGTAGAATTATAACTAATGCCTGTGCCTCCACTTATAGCAGCACGAGCCATTGCATCCGTATATTGTGTAATCGTAGAACTAATAACCCCTGTTAAATTGTTATAACTTATTCCTGTTCCTGCTGATAAACTAGCAAGAGTAATAAAGTTTGCACCATTGGTTAATTGACTCGTATTAGTCGGTATCGTTATTACCCCTGTTGTAGAGTTGTAAGCACCACTACCTGCCGTAAAACTTAACGCTGCCCTTGCTCTTGTATCGGTATAATAAAGCCTTGTTCCTTCCGTTACTAAAGTTGTTGTATAATCTCCACTTTGAGCCGTAACCGCACCTGTTCTTCCAAATACCGAAGTAACTGGATATGATATGTCGCTTGTTAAAGCTAAAGTTCCACTTGCATTAGGAAAAGTATAACTTCTATTAGCGGTGTTTGCATTAGAAACTAAAGTCGTTAAATATAAGTTATCGTTTTGCCATCCTAAATTCCCATTGACATCTGCAAAGATTAAACTTTCATTCGCACTACCTGTTGGGCTTGCCGTTTGATGTTTTAACCCTAAATGACCTGCTCCTGCCGTTCCTTTAACGTGCAATGCTTGTGCGTTTAAAACGTGCGTTCCTAAATCTACATCCGCAGTAGCACCTGTATAAGGTACATACCCTGTTAAAGCAGGAAAGGTTTGTAAAGCACCTGTACCATCTATGTATTGAGATACAGTTCCTGCACCTGTTACATTTATGCTCCCATTAGCCGTTAGAGGCGAATTAGCGACACTAAATGCACTTGGCATAGATAAACCTATGCTCGTAATTAAAGTCGGAAATGTGGTCAAATTTCCTGCACCATTCACATATTGACCTGAAGTACCTGAAAAGGCAAAAGCTAAAGTTCCTGCCGTAGTTATCGGAGAACCTGTTAAACCAATAGCGTTTCCTGTAATAGAAGCACCTACTGAAGTAACTGTTCCATTTTGTCCGTTTGATTTCTGCCAAGTTCCACTTCCGTATAACACCCAATCCCCTACTGCAAAAGTAACAGGACCAGCACCGAAGTTCACAGTTCCTGCAACATTACAAATGTACATATCCCCTGCATCCCCTACACCATTTACTAAGGTCGGAGTGTTCGTAGCAGCGTTCCAAGTACCTAAATAAGTTACTACCGATGAAGGTAATTGAGATACAGGTACTTTACCACCACTATCAAGGGTTGCCACACCATTGGCTGCACCGAGTGGAACTGAACCTACTAAACCACTTGTGCCTGTTAAAACCCCACTTAAACTCTTGACCTTGGTGTCCCCAGTAATCTGTAATTGATTTGCCATCTATATAAAGTTAAAATATTAAGAAAAAGTAGCTCTTACGAACTCATCTGCTTCTAATGCTCTTGCAAAGGTAAGCACTCCTGTTAAAGAGTTAAAGGTCACATCTTCACCTGTTGGAGCACCTGATGTATTAATGGTTCTTACCTCAATACCACCTCTTGTAAGGGATATTAAAGCCTTACCAATACCACCCACGAATGTGATGGTATATTCACCTCCTGAAGCGATAAATGGAGCTGAACTAACCCCTGAAGTAGATACTGAAGTACCACCATCAATGACTTGAGTTCCGCTTATAGTATAAGCTCCAGTTCCTTGTAAAGACAAAGAATAAGTAGATGCACCTTCTACAGGAGCACTTAAACTTAATGAAGTAATATTAGTATTACCACTTATTACGCTATAGCCATAAGTTCCTGATCCATCTGCATTATCGTTATTAATAGAAAATCTAAAAGCTACACTTTCTCTATTTAATTGTTTTTGCATTAAAGCCAAATAAGAATATCCAGTTAAGGCTATAAATCCATCACAACTCACAGTCCAAGTTTGTACATCATTTTTAAACTCTTTAAACCAAGCTGAAGATTGTGAGGTAACTTCTACTTGTTCGGTAGATGCCTCAAAAGAACAACTTGTAGATGCTCCCATTGGAGTTCCTAGGGCTATAGAAGAGGTTACTTTAGATACGTTTGAACCTTGAGTATTAAAAGTAATCTGATTGGTTGTAGTGCCTGTATAAATCACTTTAATAGCCAATCTATCTGTTGCAGATATGGTAGTGTTTGTTACTGCCATCGTAGTTGTATATAAAGTAGTAGCCGTAGAAGTTAAAGTTGTTTCGTTAGAAGTAAACAATAAAGTCAAAGTAGTTCCGTTATATTTATAAAGCTCGTATTTAAACTTAGCTCCTGTAAAAGAGGTTAATATGGAAGCATAAGCCGTAAAGCTCCATGTTCCTGTAGGAATGGTTGTTACTCCTGGATCATTAGCATCAGTAATAAAAGATACAATAGTTCCTGCTCCTGTTTTAGTAAAATCTGTAGCCGTTCCACTTACTTGAGTTCTACTCATTTGCTTACAAGCAACACCATCAAAAGTGCCTTGTGCAGTACCTCCATTGAAGTAATAGATAGCATTGCTATCGTATTCGTATAAGACTATGTTCGTTCCATTAATTACTGATGCCATATCTAAAAATTAGTCGTTTGATAAAAGTATTTTGTTTCTTTTGTGCAAGTTATATCGGTATTTGATATATAAAGCAAAGTGGCTTGAGTTTGGTCAGTTGGATAAGTTATAGTGCAGTTTCCTAGCATATATGAATTACCGCTTATATTAATACTTGCAGGATCATCATCTGTAGCAAAGAATATTTTAGAGCCATCCAATAAAGGATAGTTAGTATTGCTAGTATAAAAGCTACTCAAATTACAATCTACGTTAATGATGTTTTTACCAAATACGTTTATGTATTGTTGAATTAGCAACTCTTGTAGAGTACCAAAATAGTTAACTGTGTCTTTCCCATATCTTCTCCATATATCCGCTTGTGTACCATCTGCTAACAATAAAACACCTACTTGAGATGGATATTCTCCTACTCCTACATCACCTCCAAAGAATCCATAAGGAATAGATATTTCTTTGACATATTGATTAGTATTTATAATATAACCTTGATAGCGATATTTCTCAATATTAGACTTTAATTGAAGCTTAAAATTGCCAATGAATAAACTTGTTACAGTTCCTTCTTCAAGTCTGTATTTGAAGCTTAATTGACCTCCTGCTGGAAATGGTGCAGTAGATATCGTTAAAGAAAATGGTTCTGCTACATCTCCTTTTAAAGTAGAATAAGCACTATAAGCAGTTGGAGTATTTTGCCAAGTAGAATCACTTTTTAAATACCATGTAGTAGCTCCGCTTACAATCCTAATATCTATAGTACCAATTACCGCAGTAGTTACCATGGTTTGTATTGTCATTGAAAACTGAGCACAATCTCCTTGCCTTACTTGTGGCATATAATCACTTTGGATTCTAGCATAAGTAGTAGCAGGAGTGACTCCATTTACAAGTTCAAATGTATTGTATTCGCTTTCAGCATCTTGAATAACTGTAATAGTGGAATCTGGTCCTACTTCTAAAGTCCAAAAATCAGCAACACCGCTAGTTAATTGCTTTAAATTAGCATTAGCCATATAGTTAGATGCTATAGTAGCTGAATTTTCTGATATAACTTTATTATAACCTTTCTTTAGTAGTTTTAATTGACTATTATTAATAAAATATAAACTAGATGTATTACCAACATATGGTTGAATAGTACTAGATGTATTCATCTGATTGCCATCTCCATTATTTACATAAACTAATGAAGTATTATATTCTGTATAATAAGCATTTGTTGAAGCAAATTCATTAATTGCTACTACCCACCACTTGCCTTTAGCCTGGAATATTCTACATCCAAAAGACCTTGCTATATCGCTTAAAATATCTAAACAAAAACTAAATTCACCTGCTGAATCTATAAAGGTTCTATATGGAAGATAAGTTTGTCTAAATGGATCAGCATAAGAATATGCTGCTCTTGTATCCATTCCTGCTGCGAAATAAGAACACATTGTAATTATATTCCTATTGTCCTTAAATCCTATAGCATTAAAACAAGCTGACATTAAAAAAAGAGTATTTTGCGTTTCATTGCAACCTAACCAACTTGAAAAAACATCAATAGGAAATCTAATATCTTTTAACATACCTAATCCATCGGTAGCATTAAAAGATACTATCTTCCTTCCTGTAGAGTATGATATAGAAACATCATCGTTTATAATAAAACCAACCCATTCTATAACCCCATTAACGAACATCTCAACATATAGGTATCTATCGTTAATATTGGTAAAATCTATCATATCAGAAGTATTATCAGTAAAGTCTACTGAAATACCCATTTGTGAGGCAAATATAGGCTCAAATGGATCGTCTGATTGTGGGATGTACTGAAGGTTCACATCTACCCCTTGAAGCGAAATAAGGCTTCCTGTGTAGGCATTTTGCCATATCTTAACCAATACATCTTTATCTGCTCTAGTTGCGTATGTAATTTGATATTTTTGTCCGTATGCCATTATTATCTTCTAAGTGTTAAAGATGAATTAGAACGTTGCAAAGCTAAAACTAAATCATTTCCTCTTAAAACAAATTCTCCACTTCCTCCTCCACCAATCATTGACTTCAATTTATCTAATGGAGCTACTACCTCAGGATTTGATTTTGCACCAGGATACTCACCCATTAAACCATAAGTCGGTCCACTAACTATACCTCCATTTGCAAATTTAGGTGGTGATGCTTGTGGTTTTTTATTAATACTTGATTTAATAAGAGAACCTATTGCAACTGCTGCTATACCAGCAGCTAAAGCTAATCCTGCTGATACTGGATTTGGGTTAGCCATTAATGCAAATGTAAATAACCATGCAGTAGCAAATGCTATTAATTGCTTACCTATTGCTTGTAAAGCATCTGCTATAAGATTACCAAAAACACTTACCATATCAACTGTATCACCTGCTAAAACCTTTCCTAAAGAATCAGCTAAAGCATATATAGAGTTATTTATAAAATCCATAATAACTCCATTGATATTATTCATTGTATCAATCCAGTCAACACTAAAGTCTTTTAAATGAGCTTTATTTCCTGCAATAGCAGCATCAACCCTAGCAAGGGCATCTGTAATCTTATCAAATTGCTCAGCAGTCCAAATACCAGTTGCAGCCAAATCCATTAAAGCATCCTTTTCATCATTAAGGTCTTGCTGAATCTGTGCTCTATCTTTTTTGTGAAACTTCTGTCTTGTATCAGATTCTATTTTAATGGCATCTAAAGCATTTTGTAATTCTCTATTTTTAGCTGCTTTAGCTAAATCAAATGCTATTTTATTTGCCTCTGTTTGTTCTTTTGCTTTTTGGTCAGCAGCAGCATTATTTATTTCATTAATTCCATCTGTCAATTCCTTTTCAACTGCAAGTCTTTTAAACTTAAATTCTTTTGCTATATTTAATAATACTGCATCTGAAGCTTTTTCAAATGTTGCTTTTTCAACAGATAATCTTTCTTCTTCTTTTAATATCTCAAGACCAATAGCTCGTTTCATGTACATATCATCTCTGTACAACTGCTCTTCTGCCTTTAATGATTTTAATAAACTATCATCTTGTTTTAATGTAGGCTTTGTAACTGTTTCTTTTTTACCTTTACCTGTAGGCTTTATACCTACTCCAGAAAGTTGCTTATTTGCCTCTTTGTCAAGTGCTGCACCTTGTGCCATTAATAAATCAAAAGAACTAGCATTTGAATTTATAATATCATTTACTGCTACTTTTTGACTTTCTATATAATTTTTAGTAAAATTCTTAGCTAGTTTAGTTAACATAGCAGGATCAAATCCCATTATACCAACTTTATCTAAGGCATCCATACCAGCAGCTAATTTGATTAAGAAAGATGTTCTATCTTCTCCTGCTGCCAATCTTCCTGCTTTAAATGCCTCTTGAGCTTGTGCGTATTTTTCATTAGCCATAGCTCTTAATGCCATAGCTTTTACATAAGCACCAGATTTTTTTATAAAACTATCTTCAGCTTCATTTACATTTTTAGCTATTCCCCAAGTTTCTCCGTAAGTTTCATTATATGTCTTAAGAGCATCATTTGCTGAAATGCTACCACTTCTTACACCATCAAAAACAATAGCCATTTTCTTCATTTCGACTATTGCCTTGGCTTCTTCTTCAGCTCCTTTAGTTAATACTTCATTTGTTCTTTTATGTGCTTCAGCTACTCTATCTATAGCATCTTTTGCCTTAAACGAGCCTTGATCCCATGCAGTAAATAATGCAATTATTGCAGATCCAACTAAATATAAAGGACCAGCCATACCAGCAATGCCTCCCATAAGTGCAGGTAAGTTATTTTGAATACCCCTAAACCCATAAGGCAAATCTTGTAATACAAGAGCCCAATTAGTCCATTGTTGGTTGCTTTTCTTTATCGTAGATGAAGATTCATCTAAATTCTTTTTTGATTTTTGTGTGGCATTTGTTGTGTTGTCTAAGGATTGAGCTAAATTATCATATTGAGCTTTTAGTTTTTGAACCTCAGGATTCATTGGTTGAAATCCCATTGTCAAAAGACTAACCATTGCGTTTTTCAACGCATCCATTTTATCCTTTACGACATTTGTAGCATCGCCAAATAATTCCGCAGATCCAACTATTTTATTAAATTCTTTATTAAGACTAGCTGAAACTCTATTAATATCTTTTTCAAATGTAGTTGCAGTTCTTGATAATTTCAAAAATGCTCCTTCTGCTTCTTTAAAGTCTGCGGTTACCCTAATCTTTAATAAATCTTGATCTGCCATTTTCTACGGATTTATAATTTTATACTTTTTAATAACTTCTTCCAATTCCTCTTTTGTCATTACCCTTTGTTTCACAAAGTTACGATTATCACAATCTAGTTCAAGTATGTCTTTAGGTTTAACTTGTTTCCCTTTAGGAAGCTGAACATTAATAAGCATAGCCGTTTGCCACCTTGTTTTAACCCACTCTTGTTCTTCTTTGTGTCTATATCCATACCACACAAAATCTAATTCAGCCATGGTCATCTCCCAAAACAAATGGGGAAGTATTTGACACTCCCCCATTGTATATCTTTCTATATCAATCCACTCTAATTTTTTTTTACTCCATCCTTGGTTGATTTTTTAGAAGGCTTATCATCTACTCCGCTATTCATGCTCTCAGATAAAGTAGACATAATATCTTGGAATTTCTTACTTGTCATTCCTCCCATATCATCTATCCAGTCGCATACTTCCATTTCGGTAAAAGTCGGAGTAATTCCTTCTTTATATAATGGATATTCTGCTGCTGCCCTTAAAAGATTAACAATAGCATCTATTGTATTAGTTCCTGATAAAGCTTCTCCTATTTCAGAAGGTCCGATTCCCTGTAACTGACAGAATCTTTTAAGACTCCATGTGCAGAAACGTAACTGTACCTTCTTTCCATCGGAAAGAGTTAATTCAAATTGTCCTCTCATATTTTTGGTTTTGGTTTGCTTTTACTATGCGTTGGTTGCGATAGTTAATACTCCTGTTCCTTTGAAAGAAACTGAATATGTAACTGGATTTTCCATGTCAGCAGTTAAATCTACACTCTCAATAAATGCTGAACCTGAATATACCACATCTCCTGAAACTGGAGTAATACCACCAACTGTTGAGTTATCTACTGTTGTAAACTTAACTGTAACCGCAGTTCTAGCGATTGCTAAAGCATTTAATTCGGCAGTAGTTACATAAGTAGCAACTGTTCCTGGAACTACTGTAGCTAAGCCATCAGTTGTTAAAGACCATGATCTTTGACCACCAATCTCATCAGCCCATCCTAAACTTTGTTTAGTAGATGCATCTGGAGTATCAATATTTAAACTTAAAGAACAAGATGTTGCGTATCCTATTACTTCAGTTCCGATTAGAACTACTAATGAAGTTCCGTTAAAAATTCCTGTTGTTGCCATTTTATTTTATTTTACTTTATGTTATTTGATTCACGAAATGTTCCATTGTTATCACCCTTCTAAACACATAAGCCTCATCGACATAGTCAAAGGTAGCAATATTACTAGCAATCTTACAAGTGACTATTTTAAAGTTAGGAGCAGTATTTGGATAGTCAGGAGGTCTTACTCCAATTATGCCTAATAATTCATTGGCATAAGTATCTACCGTTTTTTGTCCTACTTCACCTGCTTTAAAAGTCCTGTAAACTATGTCAAATTGAATAGTAACATCAAAACAAAACGTTTGTTTATTGCTATTATCCGCTTGTGTTTGACTACTGATAATCAAAAAAGGTGGTTCTACTGTATCAGGTGCTATGGTATCATAAGCAGCTAATGAGTAGGATGCCGAGATAAACTTATCGTAATAAGCCTTCCTTAATGTATATCCGCAGTCCTTCATTTTGGTACAAATTTAGTGAAATATATTTATATTTCTTTTTACTTGATTTTAAATGACCTAATCCTTTTTAATGCTTTAGGGTATTCTATATTAAAGTTAGAAAACAAATAAGACCTATATGGCATATTGTATTTTCTAATACCTGATCCTCTGAATGTTAAAGCATAAGGAATAATATGCTTTTGTGTTATACCGTATTTTCTTTGTGGAATGCCAAAGCCACTTCCTGTTCCAAATTCAACATAAGCACCATAACTTGCACCAACCACTACTTCTGCATATTTGCCATTAAATGGAATAGAATGAATGCTACGAGATAATTTGCCTGTTCTTTTATATGGCACTTTGGCATTTGATAGTAAATAAGGTAAATCTGCTGCATCTTTTCTAGCCTCATCTGCTATATCTATAACCATTTGGTTTATAGCATTAATTGTATGAGATTTAAAATCTTCATACCCAAACGCAAACTTCTTTTTTAGATTTTTTAATCCTCTTACTTCTAAAAACATTACTTAAGTGTTGAACAACCTATTAAATAATATTGATTTAAGTCGGCTTCGTTAATGATTGAATTAATCATATAAGTCCTTGACTTCCAAGTTATTACAAGAGCATTATTAAATACTTTACCTGTTGTATATCTGATTCTAAATGTAGCTCCATCATTAATACTATCCTTACCTGCTATATTAGTCCTAGAATTGGTATTAGTGACCAATTCAGCCCAGCAAGTGTAGTATGGTACTAAAGTATTCACAAACCCTCCTGCATCATCAGAAACGCTTGATTTAGTATTAAAAGTGATCCTATTTCTTAATTGTCCTATCATTATAAGAAGGTACTTACCCTTTTGTAAGGTTTCATTAATTCGTATGCCGTTGTTAAGTTTGCTGATGGCTTAGTGCTTTCAACACTTGATTCTCTGTATTCGTATAAATCACCCACCATTTTCAAAAGAGCCGTTTTCATAGACTCAGGAGTTGTAGCATATCCACAAGTATAAGTGAATCTATACTCACTCATAATAGGAGAAGTGAAATAAACTTTTTTGTAAGTATCACCCAAAACATTGTAATTGCCAACTAATAATTCAACCCAAGCAACACCATCCCAATATTCTACCTTTGAAATAGTATTTATAGGAGCATAAGGAAGCTCAATAAACTCATCTACATAAGCTACCACCTTTAGAGTTCTAGGACTCATAGCGACTGCTGCATACTGCTCTAATCTGATTCTAGCAGTTTCTATTAGATTCGTTATCAAAGTGTCATCTTCGCTGTAATCTACTCTTAAGTAGTCTTTAGCTGCTTGTAAAGTAACTATGGTTGCCGTAGGGGCTACTGTGGTAGTTACATCTCTTAGTATCTGCATTATGCTAATTTTTACAAAAATAACTAAAATTTAGTGTACTTCCATTTGAAGCCTCCTGATGATGGAATCTTGCCTAAAGCAGCAGAACTAATGTTTTTAATGTTTAAGCATCTTTGAGCTTCAGCCACATTTCTATATTCATCTATAAACATACCATTCATAGTATATTGATAAACTACCTTTGATTTTCCGCTATTAATACTTTGTTTAATTTTAGTAGATTCTGATGTAGGTTTGCGTATAACTTTTTTTAAATTTTCTAATATCTTAGCCATATGCTCTGGGCTCTTTTTATTCATCTTTGCCCTTTCTGACATCTTCTTTTTTGTTTCTTCAGAATGTTTCCTCCCTGTAAATAATCCTCTTAACCTTAATTTTTCTTTATCTGTTAATATCCTTTTTTGTCTAGCCTCAGACATTTTAGCTTTTGATTCATCGCTTATAAACCCACTTTTATCTGTGGTTTCAGTTAATCTACAATTCAATCCATTCTTACCAATAACATCATAGAAGTCCTGCCAATACCTTTCTCTTTCATTAAGATTATCAACTAAACATTCCTCAATTAATTCAATAGTATGTGCATCGTATCCATGCTTCTGTAATGAATTGTAAATCCTTACTTGGTATGGCTTTGCCCCATTCTTGTAATAGTTTTTTCTTTTAATAAAACTAGTTGTTTGACCAATGTAAATTTTGCCATTTGGGCCTGTGATTTTATATATACCTATCATAAAAAAAGGGAGTAGCTTTTGAACTACTCCCTCAAAGATATATAACTTATGTTATATTAGCAAAATCTAGGCAACATTTCCGAAGTCACCATAAACAAACGCACCAGCGTAGTAGATAGGGAATGCAATTCTAGCCTCAACACGAACTGTGATTAAGTTCTTAGTGAAGTTATCAGCATCAAATTCAGAGAACTGAACAGAGATACCTTGATTTTGCATGATTTGAGCACCCATAGACCAGTCACCTACTAAGAACTTATCTACTGCGATTGCAGTTGATTTGTAAAGAGGGATACCTGCGATAGATACGCTACCATCTGTAGTAACAACTGTAGAAGCAGGTAAAGAGTACGCAGAACCAGAGTTCTTAGTATTCATGATAGCAGCCCAATCTAATGGGTTAACTAAGATACCTGTAGCAGAGTAGTTAGTAGATTCTAACTGAGCAATAGCTTGAACTAATTGTTCAACGTCAACTGTAGCAGCACCTGTTGCAGCAGTAGCATTAATAGTCAAACCAGTCAAGTTAGGAGCAGTACCATTACCATTCAATAATTGAGCATCTTCTGCAATCAAATATTGCTCTAACAAACGAGATTGTAAGAAAGAAGTCATAGCAGGTATATCATCTAACATTTGACGAGAGATTCTCACATAACCAGCAATATACTGAGCAGGAGCATCTTTCATTACGATGTCAAAATCAACTTGAGCTTTAGAGCTACCTTGAGTTTGAGCTGCTGGAGCACCTTCTCCACCACTTTCATAAGGGAAAGTAAATAAACCTTGAGAGATTGTACCGATTGGTAACAAACTTCTTAAATGCACCTTACGAGAAGGTAAGGCATATACTTGATTAGCATATTGGCGAGTGATATCACCTGTCAAGTTAGTAGATTCTAACATTGTACCAACTGCTTTAGTATCCAAGATAAATCCTGAACGCTTTTGTTCGCCACGAGCTAATTTAGCTAAACTATCTCCATTTTGTTCGATAGCATCTGCAAGGGTAGCATTAAACCCTTTTACTTCTGTTTGATTCATTTTAATACGATTGTTTTTTGCTTCCATTTTTTCAATTTCATCCTTAACAACTGAGATTGAAGCTTTAGTAGCTTCTAATTCAGCTTTTACGCTTTCTAATGCACTAGCATTGTCAGCCTTTGCACTTTCGATTGCTCCGTTTACTTCGGATTTAATGCCTTCGAACGCACTTTTAATTTCTTCTACCATTAGTTGAAAATTTTAAATGATTGTAAATATTTGTTTATCTCTATTTCAACGGAAATAGTCGGATCTTCTTCTTCATCCAATGCTTCTTGTGCATTTTCCTCTGGAGTTTGCAATTCTCCTGGAAAATCTGTAAGCGGTTGGTCCTCTGAAGGGATTGACTCTTCATCTTCCATCTCTACGAGATATTGTTGTAATTGTTTAAGTTTTAACTCTAACAAACCGAATGTTTCATCTGTATAAAAACCATTTCTTAAAGATTTGATAGTTTTAGCTATCTCATCGATAATAGTAGTTTTAATTTCAGATTTCACCATTATTGTTGGTGTATTAGCGTTAGCTCCCCATAAAACTGAAGAGCCTTCAAACAATTTTATTTCTGTGATTTCGTTATATCCAGTTTTAGCTTGATTCTTTATTGTTTGGAATCCAATGCTATGTTCTGTGATATGACCATCTCTATACAACTCATAAGTATCTCTACCTAAAGTTGTATTTGGCATCTTAACGACTGCCTTTAAACCAAAAGCATCCTCAACCAATTCCTTAGGCTTAGATACAGGTTTGTCTGTAGAGTGATTAAACAAATGCCAAATTCTATTTTTAGCATTCGGTCCATTCTCTTTAATAGATTTTGTAAAAGCACCTGGCATGATAATATCGCCATCGCTATCTAAGTTCCCAAAAGCAGAATAATAAACAGTAACTGTTCTTGAATCATCAGCCATGTCGACTGGTGCTCCGCTTACCGCTTTTTTGTTATAAAAATTACTCATATTTATTTGTTTAAGCAATATACACCGTACAACATCGGCAGTTGCAGTTGTTTACTGCTCCGCCACTTGCATCATGTGCGTATTGCATTTCAATTACACCATAATTTGGAGTGTTTACTATGAATGGTTGGTTCACAGGTATTTTTACTCCACCATCATCAGGATTCGTTTGCTTGTCTAATGCCATGTGCCAATATCTTGGGCTACCAACATACTCAGCATGAATCCATTGTTTTGACAAAGGTATATTAATTCCTTGTGTTGCCCCAATCGCACCTGTGCTTAAAGCTTGATGAGATTCGGTTCTTGCAATCAATAAACTCCTTGCACCATTTATTTTACCTTCTCTAAGAAGCTGAATAGCCATTGCGTTTACTTCGTTTGTAGAAAGGTTATTAGCCCTTCCATAAGCAATCGCATTGTTTAATATTTTAGCTATCTCATTGTCGGTAGTGTTTTCTATGCCGTACATTTTTAAACCACTTATTGCAGTCCAATACGACAACATAAACGCTAACCACTCATCCATGATATTTAATGGATCGAGGTCGATAGTTTCAGCTTTCTTATACCTGTCAAATATCTTTTGATACCTCATAGCAGTATATCCACCAGTACCTTCGTACAAAGTTCGTAAAATATTGCTAATCTTATCTTGGTTAAAAAATGTTTTCTTATAGTTAGCCACTTGGTATGCCCCCATCTCTTTTACCAACTCCGCAGCTTTATTAAAATCACTTTGTAAGGCCTTTTGTATTTTAGGCCTAAATTCCGTGATGGACTTCCTCGCTATGGTTTGTTGCAAATTGAATTGCTGAGAAGGTTGTAATATCTTGGGCATCCATATTATTTTACAGGAGGCAAATTATAATCTCCTTGTTGTTGAGCATCTCTTGGATTCTGCAACATAGTTAACTCATCGATAGGCAAGTAACCAGCAGGGATGTAAATAGCGTTCATGACATCATCTTGAACAGTATCGTATCTCATTGCTTGTCTTTTTTCGTTAGGTGTAATCCACCATGATTGAGAAAGGATAGCAGACAACTCTTTCATGTCCTCTTGAAGCTCAGGGAATACTGTGATATCAAAATCGATATAGTATCCTTGTCCGATTTCTCCTTCAAAAAATCTATTAAACGCATCACGAATCAAAACTAATTCAGGAAGTACCACTTGGGTTAACATTTCCTTTTTAGCCTCTTTCATGTTGTTATAGGTCTTGTTATCAGGATCATTAAACAATGCAGAGTTGACTCCGTACACATTACACAACTCACGAAGCGTAATTTTCTCTGATTCTAACAACTGAAGGTCAACAGGAGATAATCCCATATTCACCCATCCCAATTTAGCACCTGCAATTAAAATCTGACCTGCATTTTGTACTATCTTGTTTTTAGTTCCATATTGATTGTAAAAATCTTCTTTTAACTTACCTGCTTGTTCAGGTCCGAAGTCATTTGATTCATCTGCATACAAGATACCCTTCGGTCCTTGATTCTGCAACATACCTACAGAGGTATCCTTAGCATCGTTACTGCGTTGAACAGTTCTGTAAGCAGCTTGTAGAGGCGATAAACCATATAGTTGTTGTCCATTAGTGTTAAAGTAGGGGTTGAAGTATTTTAAGTGGATTACATCTTTAGCATCCAACTGATCCCATCCAACTAATGTAAAAGTGTAACCTTCAACCCCATTGATAGTACCATCGCTTATGATAGCGACATATTGAGATGGGAGAGTAACTAATTCAGCAACCTTACCACTAGCGAGTCTATTCGCCCAAATGTAAGAGTTCCCTGTAATAAGTTTATACCCTATAATATTTTCGATGAACTCAGAAAATGATTGATAAGGATTCGGTCTTTCTAATAATTTATTTAATGGGCTATCAGCAATCTCATCAACTGCCTTTACTCTAACCAATTCTGCTTTAGCGATGTCTGCTCCGCTTGATGCGTTAGCCATCATTGCCTTATATGTGTTTAGTTCTTTTTTGTTCTTAACCTTATAAACGTAGAATGGAACTGTAGAGATAGTTTTAGAGATACGTTTAATGATAGAATAGACTTCGCTATTGTTATCGTAGTCTTGTACGAACTTGGCATAGTCTAAATTTGGATAAAGCGTTCTGCCACTTATTAAGCCACCAAAATCAGCGAATGGGTTATTAAGGTTCGTATTTTTTCTAGGGGCTGCCTTTTGTTTAAAAGGATTCACCGCACTTAGTATGTCCGTTAACTTCACTATATGATATTTTTACAAAAGTAACAAATTTTTCACCTAAACAATCCAACCTCGCTTTGGTTTTGCATATTTTGAGTATATAGCATAACGCATCGCATCCATTAAGTGGTCACGAAACTTCACAGGCTCATCCATTGTGTTGCCATCGTGATCCGTTTTCCATTTATAGTTTTTAATCTCATCCAACAAATCCAAAGACTCTGATTTGATAAATAACGGAAATGATTTTACCTTATTGATTCCTGCAAACACATCTTTGGTAGCTGACTTTAAATTAAATCCTGCTTTGTTGACCTCGGCAATCGTTTTAGGTTCTGCAGCATCCGCAAATATCTCATCTCTACGAGATAGTCCTAATGATTTTAAGCGGTCTATTAGGAGTGCGGTAGACATTTTGGTATCGTAAACTAACTGCTCTACATAAATCTCTCCATCGAAGTTCTTGCACCTTACAAGGGCAGTCTGATTGTTATAACCGAAGTCAAGTCCGTAAAAAACATCGCCCCCTTCAGGGAAGTTCCTTCTTCTTCTCCAATGTGAATAAATAGTTGCTTCGCTAATGGCTCTTTCTCCTAAACCATAGACTCTCCAGTACTCATGGTCAGCATCTTTCAATCTCTCAATCTCCGCAATAATATTTTTATCTAGGAAAGGGTTGTCTTTATAAGTGGTTATGGTGAAGTCGGTATCTTCTCTAGGGATGACTTTATCGTAAATCCAGGAGTAATAATCGGAAGGGTTATAGTCAATTACGATTTTATCCGTAGTTCTTAGGGCTAACTGCATCCAAGATTCGTAATTCACCTCATTTGCCTCGTTAATGAACAAATAATTCCTTTTACGACCTCTAATTTTCTGCGGTTGGTCAGTAGACACAAATTCTACCGTATTTCCATTGAGAAAGTATAAATTCTCGGATTTATTGTGCTTGTCTTCTGAATAGAGCTTATACTTAGATAAAATCTCTATAAAATCCCTCATAACCGATCCTTTGATAGATGGAAGCGAACTTCTACAGATAGTTAGGGTTTTGCCTTTCTCTTGGAGTAATTTAACAATAAACCAGGTTAAAACGTTGTAGGTTTTACCGCTACGAGTTCCCCCTTGCATGACAGAAATTCTTTTCTTCGAGTTATTTAGTACCTCGAACACTACGTTGGTGGTTACGTTCATAGGAAAAAAATTAAATTTTTGGTTTGCTCAAAGCAAAGCTAATCTTTTTCGTTTTATAGGAAGGTAGGTGCATAATGTGTCATAAAATGCACTTTTTGATGTGCATTTATCCCTTATAAGTCATATTGAGCCATTTCTGACTTGTTTTCGGCTCATTAGTCAAGTTATAGCTTTAAAATTTAATGGAATTGTCAAGTAATGGCTTGACTTTATAATTTTCGTACAACAACAGTTTATAATCTAACTTGTCAAGTTTTATGCATCAAAAACTGGACATATATTTCCAATTTTGGCAATATTGCATGGAAAATCAGTAAAATTCATGCAAATTAGAAATATACTTCCAAAAACACCAATATTCCTAAAAACGATTTACAGCCCATTTAAGACGTTCAGTTACGTTTTGGATAGATAGTACTACTACAAGGTAGATAAGCCCTAGAATGGTCTTAAAATGACATTTACGACTATTCCTCATATTCTTCTTCCTCATTGATGTCTAAAACTTGTCCTTTGTCATGGTCATAGAGTGGAATCTCCGCTATTTGGTCAGCCATAGAAGCAGGAACAACCATTCCACTATCTTCTAGCTGCAGATTCTCATCACCATCTAACTTAGGCACATCCTCTACATGGTTTGCCTTTAAGACATTGACAGTAATCTGTTTTACCACATCTCCTTCGTGAGCTACCTCTTGTCTTTCGATGTAACCTCTACGTTTACCTTTGGTTTTTAAGAGGAACATAGTAGCCAAAGTATCTCCTTTGGATATTCTCTCCATCAGTTTATGCTCACCGAAGTCTAACATAATCTCCTCAGGCTCTATTTCAGCTAGTCGTTTACGGAACTCCTCATCTGTCTTAATCCAGTTAGAGTAAGCAGACCTACTTACCCCTGCTGCTTCACAACTAATGGTGATGTTACCGAAGTTCTCCTTGTAAGCAATGATAAAAGCTTCCTTAGTGATGTCCTTGAATTGTGCATTCATTATTTCTTTGGTTTGGGTTTACATTTGTACATATTATATTTTTTTATAATGTTATTAGATGAAATCAGAATTTTGAGGGGCACAAGGGCAACCTTACCTTTCCTACGCTAAAAAAGTGGGTAGGGGGTACTACGAACAATTTCATAGATAATCACTTTTATAAGTCATTGATAATCAATATTAGAATCTACTTATAATTACCATTATGTTAAATACGAAGCTATTCGCATACCATTTTACCCAATATCCGAGGCAAAAATATGTATTTTTAATCTATTGATTGATTAGGCTCGTTTATGCGATCGCTACAAATCAAGCTAAAATACTTTAATTCAATCTATGTATTATTATATCCCTATATTATCCAATATAGAATATACTAAGTAATATATATATTGATCAATAAAAACTATATTAGATAATATATACTATATTATCTAATATAACATATACTAATAATTATATACACCGAATACCTTAGTGTACTTTGTACACATTACTTTGTTAACACAATTTTAACTAAAATAATTTAAGTATTTTTAATATTGTTTGACTTTTGTACTTATCTTTATTGCTCATTAAACACTAACAAAATGAAAAACACAAACAAACCAGGTATTCAATTGAATGATCTTATTAAGGCTTTCAAAGTTTATAAGCTTAATGTTACCGATAATTGGGTAACTATTTTAATCCCAGTACATGAATTTAACGATGCTGTATTAATAGCTAAAATGAATTTTTATTCTAGCTTAGGTTACAAAGTAGAAACAATTTAATAACAATTCAATCCTTTATTATGTATCAATTTACAGAAACTTTACTACCTATTTTATTCATTGGCTTAGTTACCTATTTTATAGGTACTTTATTACGCCTATTAATCCACCTATTAATCAAAGAAAATGCAAATAATTAGCCTTTTTGAATTGATTGCTTTATTTATAGCCTCAATTCTAATTTATACCTTAATCAAAACAATTTACCAAACATTAAAAAAGTAATTTATGAGAAACAAACAAAAACAAAATTATTATTTGTACTATTTATTAAAAGATAGTCAATACTGTTTTCTTTATGCCGTAAAGGATTGCAAAGTACCCGAACAAACAAAGCAATATAAAAAGCTTAAAAATTGGCTTAATTTATCAATAGTTCAATCTATAGGATATTGTACAAACGAATACTTTGAGGACTATAAAAAAGACTTTATTTCTCCTAATTTGACATATTTACATATTAACTAACAAACAAACAAAAAACACACATATGAGCACTTTATTAAAATTTCAACAGGGAAACGCAAAGCTTGGTAAAAATATTTATACTTTTTCTTTACCTGCCGGGCATTCATGCCCATTTGCCAATGATTGCCTAAGCAAGGCCGATAAATTAACAGGTAAATTAACAGATGGCCACAATACACAATTTAGGTGCTTTGCTGCATCGGCCGAGGCCGTTTATCCCAATGTAAGGATTGCCAGGTGGCATAATTTCGACCTATTAAAAAAGCTTACTACAGATCAAGCCGCCGATCTTATTTTAGAAAGCTTACCAAAAAAAGCTAATATAGTTCGAATTCATGTTAGTGGTGACTTTTTTAACGAAGCTTATTTTTTAGCATGGCTACAGGTGGCAAAGCTTAGGCCTACAGTCTTATTTTATGCTTACACAAAAAGTTTAATTTATTGGGTAAATTATATCAAAGAAATACCTAGTAATTTAGTACTTAATGCGTCGGAAGGTGGCAAATTAGATGCTCAGATATTAGAACATGGCCTAAAATTCGCTAAAGTAGTTTATAGTCCTGAGGAAGCCGAAAAATTAGGGCTTTCAATTGATCACACAGATGAAGCAGCCTATAAAACCAAAGATAGCTTTGCTTTGTTAATACATGGCCAGCAGCCAAAAGGATCGAAGGCCAGCCAATCAATAAAAGACTTAAAAGCTCGAAATATTAAATTTTCTTACTCTAATTAAACTAAATTAGGGCCTCAATTGGGCCCTTTTTTATATCCTTTATTTGCTATAGGCTACAGGATCGTATCTTGGTAAAGGATCAAACCAAAATAAACAATATGAATATTTACGGCTTAAAGGGACTTATTAAGGCCCTAGAAAAAGAAAACAAACCTGCAAATAAATATTTGCTACAATTTTACAAAGATCTTTACCAGGAGCAAATTAATGAAATTACAGATAAAGTAAAAAAGCAATTGGATAAAGATAATTTTTACAAGTCCAGTGCTTGGATTGAATACTTAACAAAATAGGGCTTATTTTAGGCTTATTTTTTTTGCTTGGTATCCTTATACTAATTTAAAAAGATAGCTTAAATTTAGGCCTTAAAATAGCTTTAAATAGTATTTTTATACTGTTATAAGCTTAAGATATTGCAATATATCAATGTTATAACATTAATGTTTAAACATTAGTTGTTTATGCAACTATTGAAACAAAATTTCAAATAGGCAAAAACCTGCCAAAAACCCCTAGCAAAAACTCCCCAAAAACTCCATGCCAAAAACTTCCTAAAAATCCCCTAAAAATCCCACAGACAAAAACTTCACAAAAATCTGACAAAAATCTTTTATGATTTCCTTAACAAAAAACCCCATAAAAATCTTAAACAATAACAAAAAACCTTTAACTTCGTTTAAAATTATTAAAAAACACAAAAACCCCATCTATGTCATTTGAATTAATTACAGCTAGATACGACTGCTTTTGCAGTATGACTGGCACACTTATCAAGCAAGGAGAAGATGTTTATTACAACTACATCACAAAAACCTGCATACATCCCAGATACTACGAGAATGTCATGAGTCAAATCAATTCTCAAGGGATTACATCTTACTTCCAACGTCACCAAAAACTTAACAAAATACAAAAACCTTAATTATGTCAGTAAAAATTGAATTCGTGCAGGAAAGTCACCCGCACAATATGGAAACCGTTTTTTTTACTAAAGTAGACGGATTGTATGTCGTTGATAGTTTATCTTATGATAAAGATACAGCCTACGAAAAATTCTTAAACATTGCCTCTAAAAAAGACATTAACCCAGTTACGGAGGTATTAGAAACCATTTATAAATTAACCTAAAAATTTGAATCGTGCATCCAACACCAGCCCATCTAAAGCAAAAAGGACTTAAAGATTATTTCATGATTACTATTGATGCTAATAGAATCAAAAAGGATTTTGTGTATAGAGGTATGTTTATCCATTGGGATAACAAAAAGCCTTTAGACAAGTTCTACTATTGGAGAGCATCCTATTTTACTTCTATAGAAGCTGCGATGCGATCCATTGACCGACATTATAAACTATTTAAAAAAACCAAAAATGCTGATTAGAGATTATCGTGCCTTACTTAAGTATGGCGATATAAAAAAGATTTGTGAGGCAACTGGACTCAGCCCTTACCTAGTAAAAACTCGCCTTGCCAAGCAAGATGAGGAAATGATTGAAATAGTAGAAACCTACTACGCTAAAAAAATTGATGACATTAAAAACTCTATCTATGATTTTCAGTCAGAATAAAAATTTGAACTATTGGATAGTACCTTCTGTTAGTAGCAGGAAGATGACTCCTAAGCAAAGACAATCCCTTTGTAGTGAAATAATAGATAAGGTTTGTTCTTACTATGGAGTATCTACTGAAGAAGTTGTAGGTCGTTCCAGGTTCAAAGAAATCGTAATGGCTAGGCACATGGCTATTTATATCATCAGAAACAAGGTAAAATTGAAGCTTAAAGCTACTGGTATGTTATTCAATCGTGACCATACAACTGTCATCCATGCCATCCAAAACATCAATAACCTACTTTGTTATGATGAGCCAACTAATAACGATCTAAAAAACCTTCAAAACATATTATAAACCAAAACACACCAATTATGTCGAGTGATTTTTCAAACTGGTCCGAGCAAGAACAAAGATTGTTTATTGCTAAAGTGATCCACAACATTAACTATTCACAGAGTAGTTTAGAAATGATGCAAAGCATCGTAAACTTTTGGGATATGCATCCCATTAGAGAAGTAGTATTCTTTACACAAAATTTAAAAACCCAAAAAACCTTACAGTATGGAACTTCAAACTAAACCCAAATTTGATATTGTCAACGCTGAATCAATGCTTGACTTATCTAAAGATTTATCAAGATTAATTAAGGAAAAAGGATTGTCATCCAACATCCAAGGCAAACAATTCGTGAATGTTGAAGGTTGGCAATTTGCAGGGGCTTCCTTAGGACTGATGCCGATTATCACAGAAACTACGGATATGTCCAAGGAGGATGAAATTAGATACTCTGCTAAATGCGAGGTGCGTAATATTACCACAGGTCAGTTAATGGCAGTAGGTATAGCTTTATGCTCCAATAAGGAGAAAACAAAGCGTTACTTCGATGAGTATGCCATCTTATCTATGGCACAAACTAGAGCTATTGGTAAGGCTTATAGAAACCTTTTAGCCTGGTTAATGAAAACCGCAGGATTCGAGGCTACACCTGCTGAAGAGATGGACTTTGCCAAAGAGGATAACACCCCTAAAAAACCCCAAGTAGTTGAGGTGGTAGCCGAGGAAGTGCCTATTGAGATTGATAGAGTACAACTAATAAAAGATATTTCTTCGGTTACTAGGATGAAGGATTTAACCGAGGTATTTTTTGCACATAAGGCTTACATCGAAAGTGATGAAGCTTTAATGATGCTAATGAAGAGTAAAAAGGATGCGTTAACAAGTAAAAAGAAATAATATGAACGAATTATCATTACCGAAAATAGAATTGGCTTCTTACGAGCCTAGTAAATTTAACAATAGTGTGATTAAAAGCACTATTGTAGAACACTTTAAAGAAACAGGAGAATCTCCTTTAGAAACATTAGTTAGAATGGATGCTATTTCTCAGTTATTTGATGAGGTAAGAGCTGACCTTCGTGACTTGGTAGTAGGTGAGCTTGATAAGTATCCTCAAGGCAAGGCTGAAGTCTTAGGTAGCGAGGTTGCTAAGATTGAATCAGGAGTAAAGTATATCTACGAGCAAGATTATGCTTGGGATAAACTAAACAAGGAAGTAGAAAGCCTTAAATATGCCCTAAAAGAAAGGGAGAAGATGTTAAGGTCTATTACATCACCTGTGGTTGATCCTGAAACAGGCGAGATGGTACATCCTGCTCCTAGAGTATCTACTACCACATTTAAAATATCATTAAAGAAATGATACACCAATTAAAGAACACGATTGATGTTTTAACCCCCTTAGGATATGGAAAATGCATCGCATGGATTGATTACGGAACTGATACAAACACCATTTGGAAAGTGGTATGTTACAAAACAGGCAGAGTCCGTAACTTTTACGATGATGACATACTCATCTACCCCAATTCAATGGATGGTGGTGAAATAGATGAGGATTATTTTTCTAAAAGGGAGTTCAATGAAACCAATCAATCATTTATTAAAGGACTAAAAAACCACTATAAACCAAAAGAAGATGCCAGGTGAGATAAAAGGATTAGAGAACTCAGTAGCCATTAGAATGGTATATACTGACACGAGAGAAGAGGTTATTTTTAAATCAGCAGCTTTAGCTAGTCGAAAGACTAAGATAGCAGCTCAAGTAATTAGAGAATCACTTAACCCTATGGCTCGTAAGAGATTTATGGTAGAAAATAGAAAGGTGGTTTTTAGGATTGCTAAGGAAGTTTAGTATATTTGTAGTGTAATGAGCGAGATTACATTTAAAACTTATTGGCTGGATCATGAACAGGTACTCGCTCTACCTGGGATTGTGAAGGCCTTTTTTTATGAATTTATTAGAATTGTTTGCAGGAAGTAGATCTATTGGCAAAGAAGCTGAAAAGTTTAATATAAATGTATTTTCAAGTGATATTGAAAATTTTGACAAAGTTGATTATGTAGTAAATATTTTAGATTTTGATGTTAAAAAAGTTCCATTTAAACCTGATATTGTTTGGGCATCTCCACCATGTACAGGATTTAGTGTTGCCGCAATTGGGCATCATTGGGCTGGTGGCAAGGGTGCGTATATTCCATCAACAGATACAGCAAAACTTGGTATTTTAATAGCTAAAAAAACAATAGATATTATTAAATATTTTAATCCAAAGTATTTTTTTATTGAAAACCCAAGAGGATTATTAAGAAAAATGGATTTTATGAATGATATGATTAGGCATACAATAACATATTGTCAATATGGCGATACAAGAATGAAACCAACAGATATATGGACAAATAATCAAAAATGGATTCCGAAACCAATTTGTAAAAATGGAGATTCTTGTCATGTATCAGCACCTAGAGGCAGTAAAACTGGTACACAAGGTTTAAAGGGTGCTTATAATAGAAGCAAAATACCACAAAATTTATGTATTGAAATTTTAAATAGTTGTCTATGAACCATAGTTTTTATGTAACGATTACGGCAAAGATTTTGCTTGATAAATCACTAACAGATCGCCAAAAGATTCTTTTAGCCTTAATATCAAACTTATCTAATGAAAGGGGATATTGTTTTGCATCTAATGATTATTTAGCAAAATGTCTAAATTGCTCGGTAACTTCAGTTAGGGATAATTTAAGAGAACTTGAGAAACAAAAGTATATTGGCAGAATAATAAAACTAAATGAAAAAATGGAAGTTGAGTTTAGAAGTATTACACTATGCTTTGAAAACCCTCTGCCGAAAAGCCAACATACCCCTGACGACATTTCGACACACCCCCCTGACGGCATTTCGTCACATAATATACAATTATCTAAAATACAATTAGATAATATAAATAAGAAATTATATACTGATAAAGAAGCTTTTGTTAATAGGGTAAACGAGTATAAGGATAAACTAGGGAATCAATATCAATCATTCTTAGACTACTGGACCGAAGCAGATGCTAAAGGTAAAATGAGATACCAAGACCAAAAATTCTTTGATATAGGTAGAAGAATTGGTACATGGGTAAAGAACTCTAAAAACTTTGAACCTATAAACACTACAAACACAAAAATAAAATTAAAATGACACCACAAGAAAAAGCCTGGGATTTAACACTTGAATTTAGATTTAGAATAGATAGTTATTTTCAACCAGAAAAATGGGATATGGTAGATTATCATAATATA